TTGCTGGTGTGATATGGCTGCAGCAGCGAACGAACGAACATATCGGCATCAGTTGCGGAAAGATTCTCTCCAGCCAGTTTGCGGGACTGCACCAGGAAGCGCTCCCAATTGTCGGACACTATGCCCAGCTCCAGGCGGACAGCGTCAGGGTCGAAGCGCTCCGAATGCAGCACTCGAACAGTGCCCGCACTCTCGCGGCCTAATGCGGCGGTAATCGTGTTGTTGCACACAACACGGATTGACGTAAATTTGGCCACTGTTGCCATGGTGCCGTCATATGACGTGCCCAGCAGCACATAAGGCCGCACGGTGTCGCCCTCGATAACATCCGCGCCCTGGTTGACTTTCGCCAGTGCCCAAACCCGGCGGCCATGGCTGAGCACTCCGGCGGTTTCCATTTGAAACCCGCCGATATCAACCAGTTTGCCAAAAAAGCCCATAACGTCAGAGGGCTGCACCACGCGGTACCCGTCAGACACTACGGCCAGTGCCCCGCCGGTGTCGGACCGGTGCAACACTTTGCGGCCCTTGAATTCCTCCGGCAGTGTGGCCGCGTCAGTCTGAAACAGAACGGGCGACTCTTTGACTGTGTAATCTAACCCGGCTTCGCGGGTCCATGTTTCAATTGATGCGTCAGGCGTCAACGCCTGGCCCAGGCCATGCCAGGGAGTATTGCCCGCGTAAGCCATAGCGGCCTTGCCTGTAGTGGTGTCAATCATATGTGCCATTTTCTCTATCCTTTCAGTGTTGCCGGTTTATTCCGGTGATTGAATTATATACCCAAATTGAACAGCCGTGCTAATCCCCAGTAAACAGGTCAACTATTATCCACAGCAAGATAAAAACAGCCAGGGCGAAGAACATTAGATTGTCTCCTTGCCGATATCCCCGGCTACATGGTGGCGCAACAGGGACCCAGGCGGCAGCGAACGGGCGAACGAACGGACCGCCGCGGCATCCTCCTGGTGGCCGCTCTTTTTTGTGCCATGCCATGCGATAGCTGTAGGACCGCCCGCGGCATAACATCCGCCCTTACCCGTGCCGACTCTCTTTTTTCCGCTACCGTGCGCGACAAAAACGACAACATAATCCCGCTCTCCCTGAGCACACAAGGGGCGACCGCCGCCGCATTGTGCGCACGTGAATGTCTCCGACAAATCAGCGGGGCAGCGCACGAATTTAACGCCCTGGTGCACCATGGGGAAACTATCGGCCATATCAACCGGGGCAGCAAATACAGCCGGGCGACCTAACTCCACAGTGCGCACAGCTTCGCCCAGGGTGTCGCATGACGCATTGAATACAGTTTTGCCTGGTTTCGGTGTCGGCAGCGTCTCAGCGGGAAAATGAGAATAAGTCCACGCCTGGCCCCCACGGGGCACAGCGTCAGACACAGCGGCCATGTAGTCCACGTCAACCAGGGCCGCGCCTGTATCACTCTTCGGGTGCAGCGCGCATGATGTCGGGCACGTGCCATAAGTTTCATGCACGCCACTTCGGTAAGTGGTGGCAATTGGGCCGGTTTTACGGTTTGACGTGACAGCGATTGTCTTGAGCATTTTCTCTATCCTCTATGTTGCCCGGGGTATCCGGTGCCGCTATCATAGCAGCAAATAAACAGCCGCGCAAATTATTTTATCGGTGATTTCCCGGATAAGATGTCGGCCAGGGCTTGCCAGTCCATGCCCCGGTTAGGCCATGCGGCCAGGGGTTCAAGGCGAAGCCCCTGTTCCGCAAGCTCTATGGCCTGTCGGCCATGGTACAAAGCGATCCGGCCAGGGCGAACAACAGTGCTCACCTGGTGCACCAGTACATAGCACGGGCGACCCCGGGCGGCATGGCGGGTTAAAAAGGCAATCTGATGGGGGCGAAGCGCGACCTTCAAGCCACGCGAAACCGCTTTCAACTCAATCGAGACAAAGCGATCACCCGCGCCCACCAGCATGTCAGACACGCCCAGGTTCACGCGGTTTTCAATCCGCTCGGTGTCGATATCAAAAGGGCGAAGCCCGTCACGAACACGGGCGGCAAAGGCGGCTTCAGGCGTTGTCATCGTCGGGTCCCAAATCGTTATCCCGTTCAAAGATATCTGGGGGAGGTTCTGCCACCGGAGAGACAAAAGCCGGGTCCCGTTCTCGCTCGACACTTTCAATCACCTGGCCAGTGCTGGCATCGATAAGCGCGCTCGGGGGCGGTCCGCCATACAGGGCACGCAACTCGTCCAGTTTGCGCTGCACTTCCTCTTTGGACATCGAGTCGATTGTTCCATGCCTGATTTCCTTGCGATCAACGTAGATTGTGCCCAGGGCTTGCCCACGGCGGTATTCTGCCTGGACAGCAGCAGCATAAGCCCCAGCTTCCAGGGCTTTGTCCCGGATAGTCTGCAGGTCCCGCATGTGCCTGTCGTATGACGTGTTGTATTTGCTGTTCAGCTCTGCCCGATACGCCTGGATAGCAGAGACCACGTGAGGGTTGATCTCAGGGTTCGTCAGCTTCCAGGCCATCACTGATGCGCTTGTGGGCTTGTACCCGGCCCTGATGGCAGCTTCCTTGAGGGTCACCCGGCCATCACCCGTCACAAGCTCTGTGACGAACTTCCATTCTTTGCCAGTCAGGACCTTTTGCTTGCGCAGGGGTGCCACCTGACCAGACATGCGCTTTTGTGCCTTGTTGCCAATGACAGGCGGCACGTTCCAAACGTCCCGCTTCATGCGACCCTCCACAAGCGCCAGCCGTTCTCAACCCGGCGCAACTGGAACGACCAATCAGGGGCATGTGCCCGAACAAAACGCATGGCAGACACCCGGGCACTGTTGGCCAGTTTTTCGTTCCCGAAACGGATCGAATCACCAGGGTGCATGTCAGCAAAGGGGTACTTTGTGCGCCCCACAGGCATCTCCACGCCAGACTCAATCTGAAACATTTTTACGCTCCTGTAAGCTACTGCACCGAGTGTACCAGGAGCATCGCGCTCAAGCAATCCGAACGATGCGCCAGCCCTGGTCTACCCGCAGCTTTGCGAACTTCTTGCCAGGGTTGACCTTGGAATGATGCCGGGCAGAGTTGTATGCGCTCTTGGCCACTTCCTGGATCGTGACCAGGAAATACTCGCCAACGGCCATCGTAGCAAACGGGTATTGAAACCTTACGCCAGTGGCCGGGAACAGGATGTGATCTGGAATCATGGGTCCTCCTATAGGGGTCTACGTACTAAAACAAGAAAAAGTTTTTTCAAAAAGCATCTCACGGATCTCCCCTGAAAATTTCACCTATTTCAACCCTGTACACCAATATTTTTCTCCGTAATGACCATTGTCTCCTCTGATCATAACGTCTATTACGTCAAAAAGCTAGTTTTACCAGTGATTTCAATTTGCAACTCATTTTTTTCTGCCAGGATTCCTATATACCCCCAAAATCCCCGGTCCACGGCCCTCGCATAGGGTTTCCCCCTACGTTTTAAACCACTTTGCGCACTTGCTATAAAACCCAGTACCACTTATAATTCCCCTGCAATCTCTGCAACTTAAGAAAGGATAGCGCAATGACTGCTGACAAACTTGAAAAACTCGACATGGAAAAGCTCCTGAACCGGTCCTCGGACCGCGCACAGGCTCTCTTGTTCAACCTCATGAAGGACCAGGAGCCTTATGAAGCTCTGATCGTCACCATGTTGGCAACGGCTGTCATGGCCAGGTCCATGGACATGCCCCGCAGCATCCTCTTAGAGGGCGTTGGAGCGGCTTACAACTCACTCCAGGAGGTAGGCCCCAATGCAGTCCACTAAGCCCCTTCCTGGCCTCTCTGTGCGCTCTTTGCCGCCCTACAACACCGGCAAGGTCTTGATTGGTCTTGCTCACATCCGTACGCAGTCCTGGTCCCCGGACCACGATTCGTATCTCTTGCAGACTGCTTTGTTGCCCCGGTCCGCGGTCCGTGACTCATTGCCCACTCGTTTTGTCTCATTTCTCAGGAGCTTTGTATGACCACGACCATCACCCCTGACCACACAAAAGACGGCCTGTTGCTTTTTACATACACCTGCGACGAGTTAGGTGTTGATCTGGCTTGCTGGTTTGAGTACGAGGCCGCGGAGCGCGGTGCTCGCAGCCGTTTTGGTGAGCAGTTGGAGCCCGATTACCCGGCTACGTGGACCTTGTACCACGTCTACCTTCCCAACTCTGACATCGACATCGCCCCTGTCCTGTCGTCTGACGTGGCCAAGGAGATTGAGAACTGGGTCGCGGATCAGGCTGAAGAGGAGGCTGCTGATCGCGAATGGGACGAGGGTTACGAGAAATTTCTGGACTGGAAGGATTCGCAATGAACGTCTACGCAATTCGTTGTTATGAGGCCGACAATAGCGGCTCTGGGGTGATGCCCCGGGCCTACAC